CCTAATGTGCTGTATAATGAGCTTGTGCAGAAGTTCGGCAAGCCTGCTGATAATCCTAAGGCTTGGAAGCAGTGGCTGAACAATAACGAAAACAGAGTATTCAGAACAGGCGGCGGTCACTTATGAGCATTGGTAATTACGCAGAGTTGCAGGCGGCTGTTGCCAACTTTATGGCACGGAGCGATTTGACTAGCCAGATACCTGACTTTATTCAGATGGCTGAATCACGCATGAGCCGTGAGCTAGAGACACGCGAACAGGAAAAGCGTTCTCAGGCAACGCTGACCGCTGGTGATGAGTACATCTTACTGCCGAATGATTTTCGTGAAGTGCGCGAAGTAAAGATAAACGCCTCACCTACACGGGTGCTAACCTATTACAGCCCATCTGCTCTGGATAGTATGTATTCCTCAAACGGGCAGGGTATGCCAGAGGGTTACAGTATTGTGGGTTTGGAAATGAAGATGCGCCCCATTCCTGATTCTGCGTACACTTCTGAGATTGTTTACATTGGGTCACTGCCAAACATTAGCGCTGTAACAACGCCTATTCTGTTTACCAGAAGCCCCGACTTGTATTTGTACGGTGCGCTGGCAGAGGGTTACGCCTATCTTTTGGACGAGGCGAGAGCCGCGCAGTACGACCAGAAATTCACCCGCATCTTAGAAGAGATTAAGGTGGACGAACAGAGAAGTCATTACGGTACAGGTTCTCTGCAAATTAAATCAGCCTATTCACAGCAAAACGCACAAGCGGAGAGATAAATATGTCTGCAATGAGTGATTACCTAGAGAATGAAATTCTCGACCATATCCTCGGCACTGGTGCTTATACCATGCCGACAACTGTTTATGTTGGCCTGTCCACAGGCTCTTTTAATGACGATAACTCAGGCACAGAGCTTTCTGGCTCTGGCTACGCTCGTCAGACCATTGCCTTCAATGCGGCATCTAACGGCACAGCCGACAATAGCGGCGCGGTGGACTTCCCAGCGGCTACTGGCTCATGGGGTACTGTTAGCCACTTCGGTTTGTTTGACGCTAGCACAGGCGGCAACTTGCTTATTCACGGTGCGCTGACTGCTTCTAAGGCAGTGGCAACAGGTGACATTCTTCGTGTTGCCGCAGGTGACATGGACATCACAGCCGCTTAAAGGGCTAGATAATGGCGAAGGTAGACCAGTTAGATGCTTGGGGTACTGTCGATAGTCTAAACGCTTATGGCACGGTAGATGACTTAGACAACCTTGTAATGCACGAAGCCGCCTCAGCAGTGAGCGCGGCTTTAACTGCATCTGCATCTTTGACGGTTGATAAGCTACACACAGCGCAGGCCGCTGTAGACATTGCGGCAACAGCCACATCTGCTTCTGGCAAGATTATGGAGATTGCGGCATCTGTGACGGCTGTTAATACGGCTGTCGCTTTGTTTGCCAAGGTTAAGCCATTTGAGGCGCTGGTTAATGTGGCCAATACTGCCACTGCTACGCCAACCATTTACAGGCAGGTGGAAGCAACCGCCTCAGCGGCGATTGCAAGCGCACTGAGCGTCAATGCAACGTTTGCGGGTGCATCTGCCGTATCTGGTGCAGTTACCACCTCAGCGCCGTTTACAGCGCAGTACAAGGCAGAAATGTCAGTGCTAATAACCATGACACCCACCGCCACTATGAAGGTGATAGGTGATGATTGGTCTCCAGTGGCGAATGGGGTAGAAGTGTGGACAGATGTAACATTGGGCAATGAAGTGTGGGCTGACGTTACAGTTGGCACAGAAACATGGGTGAACGTATGATACCTTTCGGCGAGTGGATGCCTGACCAACCAGACCATATGAATCAGGGCTTGATTACGGCTACTAACGTGATACCAGCGGCCTCTGGATACCGCAGATTTCGGGACACTGTAGCTATCAGCAACGCCGCTGACGATACCATTCGCGGCATCTTTGCGGTAAAGAACGATGTTGGCGATGTGACGCTGTTTGCGGGTGATAGTGGTAAGCTGTACAAGTACAACACTGGCACAAACAATCTGGACAACGTGAGCAAAGCTGGTGGGTATTCATTGGCTGGGGCAGAGCATTGGCGATTTGTTCAGTTTGGCGATATAGCCATTGCGGCTGGTGGTGTTGGTGAGACATTGCAATATTGGGATGTTAATTCATCTACAGCTTGGGCAGATGTCCCTAATGCCCCCAAGGCAGACTTTCTTGCTGTGGTAAGAGATTTCGTATGGACGGCTAATATTGATGAAGGTTCAGGCCGAAAGCCACTGCGGGTAAAGTGGTCAGGCTTTAGCGATTATGATAGCTGGACGGCTGGCACTGACCAATCAGACTTTCAGGACTTGCCAGATGCGGGTCAGATTACTGGTTTGGTTGGCGGTGAATATGCGACCATCTTGTGCGAAAGAGCTATTTTCCGCGCCACCTATACTGGCCTGCCTTTGGTGTTTCAGTTTGACAGGGTTGAGAATGTTCGCGGCTGTAGATTGGCTGGCACTGTGTGTAACTATGGTCATATGACATTCTACTTAGCCGATAATGGTTTCCATGTGTTTGACGGTCAAAAGGCCACGCCTATTGGCAATGAAAAGGTAGACAAGTTCTTTGAGGCTGACTTCAATAGCTCTTACAGAAACGAAGTATCTGCAAGCGTTGACCCGTTGAATCAGATAGCTGTTTGGTCATACCCATCACAGGCAAGTGCGGCTGGCGTTCCAGATAGCTTGCTGATTTACAACTACAGCCTGAGCCGCTGGTCACTTGTTAGGATAACTACCGACCTTGTAGCCCCGCTGTTTACGTCAGGTTATACGGTTGATGACTTGGACAGCTTGGCGGCTACTGTTGATGCGCTGTCTATCCAGCTTGATAGCCCATCCCTGCGCGGTGGTGAGTTCTTCTTCGGTGCGGCAGTTGGCAACAAACTGCACTCCTTTACAGGCAATTCGCTAGTGCCAGAGCTTGTCACGGGCGAGATGAACTTGCACAAGGGTATGCACTCGGTTGTTACTCGCGTTTACCCGTACTATGAGGGGCAAGAGAACTTCTGCTATGTGGGTACGCGCAACGCCATGATAGGAAACCCTGCGCCGACATTCACAGCCTTTAGCCCAGCAGGCGGGAACGGTTACGCTGAGTTTAGGGCAGATGGGCGCTATCACAGGTTTAAGTTTGAGTTTGACCAGTTCTTTGAGTTTGCTCAGGGCTTTGATGTTGAGGCATCTCAGGTGGGGCGCAGGTAATGGCAACGGTAAACTTTCGCATCTTGAACCCTGTGTTAGCTACGGTCAGAGAAATCGCCGAAATACTAAATGGTGCAATGAACGGTAAGCTGAACTGCACGGGTGAGTTTACAATGCCTGCTGGTGGTGCTGATATAACTGTAACAGACCCACGGGCAAGCAAGGAAAGCGTTATACTTATTGAGCCTCACAGCACAAATTATTATGACCACGAACCGTATATAAAGACAAAGAACAACGGCTCTTTTGTGATAGGACAGAAAAACAATGGCCACAGCACCACAGTCGGCTATGTCATTATCGGCTGATGAATTTGAGAGATGCGCTGACTACATTGTAGCGGCGCTAGAATATGCAGGCCACAGCCACACGCTACAGGATGTGTGGCAGGCTATAAGCAATAAGCAAGCGGCATTTTTTCCTTTGGAAAAATCTGCTATAGTGGTGGAGATAGTTGACTACCCTCAAAGAGCTACCTGCCGCATTTGGCTAGCAGGCGGTGATATGGAAGAGCTTATAGAGGCAGAGAAGAATGTGTGCGATTGGGCTAGAGGGCTTGGTTGCGATTCAATGGAGATAATCGGGCGAAGGGGCTGGGAAAGACAGCTTAGAGATTACAAGCCCACAGCAACCGTACTGGTAAAGGATTTATAAGATGAGTAAAGGCGGCGGTTCACAGAGAACGATTACGCAGACCACTGCGCCAAGCACGTTTGCCCAGCCATTCTTGGAATACGGGATGCAAGAGGCGAAGGACTTATATCAGTCAGCGCGTCCTCAGTATTATCCAAAAAGCACGGTTGTTGGTTTTAGCCCTGAGACACAGATGGCACTGTCTGGCTACCGTTCAGCCGCCGCCGCTGGCTCACCGATGATACCAGCAGTACAGCAGGCGGTTCAGCAAAACCTGACAGGCACTAACCCGCTATTTCAGCAGGCTTTACAGCCTACCATTCAGCAGGCCATGCAGGGCGCAATGAGCAGTGGCAGATACGGCTCAGGATACGCGCAGAGAGCCGTTGCAGAGGCTGTAGCGCCTCTAGTATATCAGGCACAGCAGGCGGCTATCCAGCAAGCTCCAGCGGCGCGTGACTTCGGCTTCGCAGACTTGCAGACAATGGCACAAGTTGGTGCGGCTAGAGAGGCTCAGGAACAGGCAGAACTAGCGGCAGATATCGAGCGCTTCCAGTTCCAAGAGGCACGACCTGCACAGAAGCTGGCTGATTATCTGACAATGGTTCAGGGCGGTTCTGGTGCATTGGGCGGTAGAACAATTACCCCGCAGTTCCGTAACCCTGCTCTCGGCTTCCTATCTGGCGGTCTGGCTGGCGCTCAGGGTGCACAAATGCTCGGAATGACAGGCGGTGCTGGTGCAGGTGTGGCTGGCCTTGGCGCACTACTCGGAGGGTTAGCTTAATGGCAATACCAACATTACGCGGCGGTGGTGCGGCAGGCACTGCATTGTTTAATCAGCTTCTGCAACAGCAGGCAGGCGCAGGCGCACTGCCTAACGCATTTATGACGCGGCGCACTATTGACCCATTAACAGGGCAACCGATTGCCTCGCGCACAGCGGGTTCTGCTACCAGCCTAATGCGCCTGCGTCCACCAATGCCTCAGATTGGTTTGCGCGGTATCAGAGACATTACAGCCCCTACAGGTGGCGGCGGTATGACCCGCCTACAGAGCGACCTAGCGGCAAAGATGGGTCTGAGCGGAAAGACAACCACACCTCCAAAAGCACCTCAGAGCCTGATGGATAGGCTAACCCCAGCAGTCGGCACACCCGCATTTGCAGGGCTATCAGAAGCCGCCGCAACGGGTCTGCAACTGTCAGGCTATCAGGATAAGCCGATTACCACTGGTCAGGGCTTAGGCGCGATGTTCGGCGCTGGCATGAAGGCTTTTAGAGAAGCTCAAGCTGGTCAGCTTGAAACTGAGCTAACAAAAGCAAAAATTGAGTCAGAAAAAGCTAAGAGTGGCCAGATTTTCTCTGGCACAAGTTTCACAGCTCAGTCCTATAACAACTTGATTGAAATAGGAAACAAGATAAAGGACGGAACGGCAAGCGAACCTGAAAAGCAAGCTTACTCACTAATCTATCAAAAGCTGTCCATGCCTGAAGAAGAAACTCGCCAAACAGATGCGGGTGTTGTGACCGTTAAGCGCCCAGCAATGGATTTATCTGGTTTCCCAACTCCAGCAGGTGTCGCTGATGTTGAAGAGAGAATTATTGGGGAAAAGAAAGCTAAGTTTAGTGAAGGTGAATCTAAAGCCGCTGGTTTTGCGAATAGAATAAAAGGCTCTTTGGGAACAATGAGCAGACTAGAAGCTGAAGGCTATGATGCTTCAAATCTGGGAGACTTTATTGGCGAAGGTTTGCCAGCACCTCTTTCTGGTTTGGTTACAAGCAATGAGGGGCAACAGTACCAAACAGCAAAGGCTGATTTTATTACAGCGGTTCTCAGAAAAGAATCGGGCGCGGCGATTGCTGATAGTGAATTTGTTAGAGAAGATAAAAAATATTTTCCTCAGCCTAATGACACTGCGGATACAATAGCGCAAAAAGCAAGGATGAGAGAAAAGGCTCTTGAGTCCATGATAGCTCAGTCAGGCGCGGCGTATGGAGTGCTTTTTCCAGAGGAGCAGGCTAGTTTAGATTTGCCTGAAGGCTCTAAGCTACTTAGAGAAATAGGTACTAAAAAATATTACGAAACGCCTGATGGCGATATTTTGGTGGTGGACTAAATGGCAAACGATAGCAATACGACCAAGGCAAGAAAGCCCTCTCAGGCAGAGCTTAGAGAGGCTTTAGGTTATGATGATGTTCCCCCTCAGCAACAAAAAATAGTCAAAGACAAGATTGACGTAAAAAAAGGAATACTTAGGGCTATTGCTCAGGGTGTCACCTTTGGAACTGCTGACGAGATAGAAGCCTTTGGCACAATGCTGGCAACAGGCACTCCGTACAATGAGGCCGTTAAAAGCATCCGTTCCAAGGTGGAGCAGTTCAGAGAAGAAGAGCCTCTTATGGCTTACGGTTCAGAAATAGGAGCAAGCGCCGTACTGCCATTGGGATTGGTGGGTGCTGGCGGCAGATTGGCGATGCAGATACCAAAGGTTGCTTCTGGCGTTGGCAGAGCAACTCAAGCGGCGCAACCAGCGGCGCAAGCTCTTGGGCGGGTTACTCCGCAAGCCCTTAAAACGCCTACAGCAAAAGTTGCGGGTACAGGCGCTGGGTTGGGCGCACTGTATGGGGCGGGTGCGGCTGAAGAGGGCGAAAGATTGTCTGGCGCTCTAACGGGCGGTACGGCGGGTGCGGTCTTGTCTCCTTTAGCTCCCAGAGTTGCTGAGAGCGTTAAGGGTTTGATTCCAGAAGGCGTAAAGACAACGGTGGGGCAAACCTTTGAGGGTGGCCTCGGCCAAGCTGTGCGAGGCGTTGAGGATGTCCTTTCTAGGATGCCTCTTTTTGGGGTTGCTCCAACAGCCTCTCGGCAGAGGGCTTTGCGCTCCTTTAATGTGGCCGCAGTTAATCAAGCTTTAGAGCCTGTGGCTGAGTTAGGCGTTAAGCCGTTAAGGACAACTATTGAGCCGAGAAAGGCCGTATCTTCTGCTTACAATGCTCTTAGCTCAAAGTATGATGAGGTTCTTGAAACTGTTAACATACCCTCTGTTGAGTCTTTGAAAAATTCTGTGACAAAAACACTTAAAGACAAAGGCAGAAAGTTAGAGCAAGAAAAAAGAGATGCTTTGTTTGGTGAGGCTGAAGAGATATTTGATAAATATACGTTTAACGGTCAAATATCTAAGCAAGACTTTAAGAGCGCTCAGATGGACTTGCGTGAGCTTTCTCAAGAATATCTTAAATCTCCCAGCCCAGCAGACAAAAAAGTTGGGCGGGTTGTGTCTGATATAAGTGATACATTCTTTGCTGAACTTTCAAAGACCAACCCATCTGCGGCTAAAAATATAAAGTTAATAGACAGCGCTTACGCTAGGTTCAAACCGTTGCAATACCTTACTGCCATGTCAAAGGAATCAAGCGGAACATTTACGCCGAGACAGTTGCTTTCGGAGCTTGGTCAGGGCGGCAGAAGGCAGGCTGGACTGCAACAGCTAGTGGATGTTGAGAAGCCGTTGCAAAAACTTGCTATGGACGCTCAAGATGTTTTGCCCTCAAGGATTGTTGGCAGTGACACCGCTATGAAAGAAATAGGCTTTGGTGCGGCAGGTCTGGGTGTCGGGCAAGCTGGCACTTCTCCATTCCCTATGTTGTCTGAGCTTCCTATGACATTAGCAAAGGCTGTTGTTGCTCCTACCGCTGTTTACAACCCGCCGATGCAAAGAGCATTAGGGCGCGGGGTGGAAATAGGCGGCAGAAGAATCAGCGGCATGACAGGTGCGGGGGCTTTACTGCGCTCTCCAGCAATGGCTGGATTGCTAGCAGAAAAAATACCTTCACCAATATCCTCAGCCGAGGCAGGCACAGTACCCGTTCAAGAGGTCTACACTACCCCTAATGGCCTAAGATATGCTATAACAGAGCAGGGCGCGACCCTGCTAGGAGAATAAAATGGCAAAGACAAAGATATCCGAATACGATAGCACTGCTGGAAACAATACGGACTTAGACAGTATCAACCTGTCAGAGAACGTCATGATTCCAAGTGACCTGAACAACTTTTGTCGGGAAATCATGGCGCACCTAGCAGACATGAACGCAGGCACATCTGCCATTCAGGATACCTTCACTCTGTCCGACCCGACAGACGATACCAAGCGGGTTCGCTTTGATGCGGTGGACGTTACCACTGCCACCACCCGCGTCCTTACAGCGCCTGACGCTGATGTGACCATTGCTGGACTTGAGAAGGCTCAGGAGTTCACAAAGACGCAGAACTTTAACGCCACTACCCTAGTGGACGGTGCAAGCATCTCATGGGATGCCAGCGCCAATCAGGTGACATCAGTTACACTTGGCGGCAACCGCACACTAGCCGCACCGACTAATCTGGTGGACGGCGCTGTGTACTTGCTGATGGTTATTCAGGACGGCACTGGTAGCCGCACTCTCAGCTATAACGCGGTGTTTAAGTTTACGGGCGGTACAGCCCCGACACTTACCACCACTGCCGCCGCAAAGGATATTCTGGTATTCTACAGCGATGGCACAAACTTGTACGAAATCGGACGCTCACTGAACGTAGCATAAGGCGAGAGCATGACCAGCTTACTGAACATTGCGGGTAACGTACCCACAGACGCATTTGCCGAGGGTTCATCCCTGCGCTTTGAGGATGGCGATAGTGCCTATCTGACATGGACACCAGCATCTGCTGGCAACCGCAAGACATGGACATGGAGCGGTTGGGTTAAGATTGGTAACGGTGGAGCTTACAGGCAATTAATGCGAGCTAGCGCAACTATGATGCGCTTTACAAATTCGGACACATTACAGTTTGAAAGAAGCGGTGGTGCAGTTTCTACATCAGCATTATATCGTGACCCTTCTGCTTGGTATCACGTTTGTTTTTCGGTTGATACTACGCAAAGCACTGCAAGCGACAGGGTTAAACTGTATGTGAACGGTGTTCAAGAAACCTTGTCTGGCACATTTCCTGTTCAAAATACTGACTATGATATAAATAACACTACCGCACATTACATAGGTCAGAACGGAAGTGGCTCTGAGTTTTATGACGGCTACCTAGCCAACGTAGCTTTCATAGACGGGCAAGCCCTCACCCCTACCAGCTTCGGTGAGTACGAGGACACCCTCTGGAAGCCTAAGTCTGACACAGACATACAGGCGCTGACCTTCGGGACAAACGGGTTCTACCTACCGTTCAAGCAGACCACTGAGGCCGAAGGGTTCTCGACTGTGACTTACTCCGGCAACGGCGGCACACATGGCATCGAGGGGCTGGGGCTAGAGCCAGATTTTGTTTGGATAAAGGACAGGACTACTGGCTCATCACATAGATTGCACGATAGCGTCAGAGGTGCTGGAATAAAGCTATCTTCCGACACGACTGCGGCAGAGGTTGATGAAAGTTCGTCATTCACCAGCTTTGACGCAGATGGCTTTTCTTTAGCTGGAAGCGCAGGGGCATATAACACATCAGGACGTAACTACGTTGCATGGTGCTGGGATGCTGGCACTGGTTCTGCTGTCAGCAATACTGATGGCAGTATTACTAGCTCGGTCAAGGCTAATACCGCAAACGGTTTCAGCATAGTCAGTTATACGGGTACTGGGGCTAACGCAACCATCGGTCATGGCCTGTCATCTGCGCCAGAGATGATTATCTTTAAAGAAAGAAACGCCTCAGACAACTGGTCTGTTTACCACACATCTATCGGCAACACATATAAGTTGCGATTGAATGGTACTAACGCTCAAATCGGGTCATCTGCAAATTTGTTCAATTCAACAAGCCCAACAGCAACCGTGTTTTCGACTGGCACGGACGGGGAGTTGAACGGGCAGATGATTGCCTACTGTTTCCACTCAGTCTCAGGCTACTCGTCCATCGGGTCTTACAGCGGCACAGGGGCTTCTGGGAACAGCATCACTGGGCTGGGCTTCAAGCCAGCATGGCTGATGATTAAGCGTACAGATGCGTCTGGAGATAGCTGGGTAATTCACGACAACACAAGAACTCCATCTGGTACTGTCGATGAAATCCTGTTGGCAAATTCTAGTAGCGCAGAACTAACTAACGCATCCTACGCTGTTGATTTTGATGCTGATGGGTTTACGTTGCAAACAACCAATGTTGGTTGGAACGCCTCTGGCGGCACATACATTTACATGGCCTTCAAAGACACCAGAGACGCCACCTTCTTTGGCGATACCAGCGGCAATGGCAACAACTGGACACCCAACGCCCTGAACAATACGGATGTCGTGCCTGACAGCCCTGTGACTGGCGGTAACTTTGCTACGTTAAATCCATTAGCTACCTCTACAGCTACTTTTAAAGAAGGCAACCTGTTTGCTGATTTGAGCGTAAATAGTGGGGCGGCTTCCGGCACGATAGCGGCTGACTCTGGAAAGTGGTATTGGGAAGTTGTAGGCAATTCTTACAGCAACAATGGCATAACAATAGGGGTGAGAAGCACAGACAACCCAAGTTCTGGAACATACAATTCTGACGGTGTTTTTTACTACGCAAACACTGGCGCTATTTACGTTGATGGTTCTGTAACCGACACAGAGGCCAGCTTTGGTGTAAATGACATTATTGGCATAGCTTTAAATGTGGATGATGATGAGGTTTCTTTTTACAAGAACAACACACTGCAAATAACAAAAAGCCTTCCTCAATCTGGCAAAACTTGGCATCCGCAATTTGGAGAAGGTACATCTAGCGGCAACAATTCATTCAATGCCAACTTCGGTCAGGACAGTTCCTTCGCTGGCAACGAAACACCGCAGGGCAACACCGATGCCAATGGGCAGGGTGACTTCTACTATGCGCCACCTTCGGGCTTCCTTGCGTTAAAAACCAGCAATTTGCCTACGGCTACAATCACTGCGCCAGATGAGTATTTCAACACTGTGTTATATACTGGCGATGGTGTTGACGACAAAGCAATCACAGGCGTTGGGTTTCAGCCAGATTGGGTCTGGCTCAAAACAAGAAGCGTAGCAGATAACCACGTTCTTAATGATGCTGTAAGAGGTGGCAACAAACAGCTATTCTCAAATACAACAGACCAAGAATTTACATCAACTACCTTGCTAAAAACATTTGACAGTGACGGTTTTACATTAGGTACGGATAGTTCTGTAAACGGCTCTGGCAGAACACTTGTCGCATGGAACTGGCTAGCTGGTAACGGCACAGTCAGCAATACAGACGGGACTATCACCAGCCAAGTCAGCGCAAATACCGATGCGGGGTTTAGTGTGGTGAGTTACACTGGAAACGGCAGTTCATCTCCTTACCCCTCAATAGGTCACGGGTTGACATCTACTCCAGAAATTATTTTTTGTAAGACTAGGGATGCTAGTGCTAGTTGGATTGTTTACCATACCTTAGTTGATGGCTCTTTAGATTACTTAAATCTGGACACCACCTCCGCTAACAACAATGCCGCCCCAAGCCTTCCAACATCATCTATCTTTTATGCTGGAGGTGACGCTAACAGAAGCGGTGAGGATACAATAGCCTATTGTTTCCACTCGGTGCCTCAATATTCTAAATGCGGTGTCTACACGGGCAATGGCTCGACAGACGGCACGTTTGTACACTGTGGGTTTAGGCCAGCATGGATTATGGTGAAGCGCACCGATAGTACATCTAACTGGTTAATTCTTGACAACAAAAGAGAAGGTTATAATCCAGACCAAGATGGTTTAGATGCAAACGGTTCTGGCGCAGAAGGAACGGCAGAGCAATCTGACTTTCTTTCTAATGGATTTAAAGTGCGTAACAATTCATCTGGAAGCAACGCATCAGGCGGAACATTTATATTCCTCGCATTTGCAGAAGCCCCATTCAAAAACGCCAACGCCCGATAGGAGATAGAGATGGCATGGAAATACGGACATAAAACTATCCGCCTCGGCAGGGGTTGGACAGACAATGATGGCATACAGCACCCAGCCAACTGGGGTAGTTGGTCAGACGAGCAGAAAACTGCCGCAGGGCTGGTCTGGGAAGCTGACCCTGCGCCATACGATAACCGCTTCTTCTGGGATGCTGACACGCCTAAGAACATTAACGATGTTAATGAAGTCGATAGCGATAACAATCCCATCCTAGACATTAATGGCAACCAGCTAGTAACGCTGGGGCTGAAGAGCGTCTGGAAGAACCTGACCAAAGAACGTGCTGGCAACTTACTAGCCCCGACTGATTGGCAAGTGGTGAAGGCGGCAGAGGTTTCTGACTACACAGTGCCAGCAGATGTGACAACCTACCGTGCGGCTGTCAGAACAGCCTCTAACACGATTGAGGCGTCCATTGATGCTACCAACTCTCACAGCGCCTTCTTGGCACTGCACGATACGCCAGTGGACGCTGATGGCAATCCCACAGGCAATCCACCAATCAATGATTGGCCTGCGGAGCTATAGATGGACGGAGATGCAATGATGTTCTGGAACATCGTCCTGACACTGGTTGTTGCCCCTGCATTGTGGGCGTTCAAGCAGTTGTATGGCGAGGTCAAACGAATCCAGATATTACTCAATCAGACCCGCGAGACTTATGCTCGGCGGGATGATGTGCGTGAGGACATGGGGCAGGTAATGCAACACCTCAACCGCATAGAGGACAAGCTAGACAATCTCCTGATAAAGTAGGCCGCTATGATAGACCCCGCCACCATAGCCCTAGCCAGCACCGCTTTTGGGCTTATCAAAAGGGGCTTTGCGGCAGGCAGAGAAATCGAGACAATGGCAAAGGACGTATCCAGATGGATGGGTGCTTGTCACGATATCGAGAAGGCTCACGGCAAGGCTAAGAGCCGGAGGTTTGGCGGGTCTGTCGAGGAAGAGGCTCTGGAGACTTGGGCGGCTCTCAAGAAGGTGAAGCAACAGCGTGAAGAGCTACGACTTTATATGCTTGCCATCAACCCGCAGGCTTGGAACGAGCTAGTCCGGCTGGAAGGGCAAATCCGCAAACAGCGCATAGCCGAAGAGGCTGAGAGGCGCAGGCGGCGTGAGGAAATCTTTACATGGGCGGCTATCGTGGCTGGCATATCTGTGTTTATGATTGTCGTGGTTCTAATACTGTCCAGAATATTCCCATAAAAAATTAGCTACTATTTTCATTTAGGGTGTTTACATACCTATTGTCTTAGCGTACAGTAATAAAATAGGGGGACTAACCCCACAGTCAGAGGAGACAAAAATGACTTATACAGTCGCTGAAATAAATAGCAAAATTTACTATATCAAAAACTACCTCGGAATTTTTGGTAGCACCATGACGCAAAGAAGCAAGCGCGAGTGGAAAAGAGACTTGCGCCATTATCAGGCCATGCTAAAGGATGCTTCATAATGACTAAGCCTATCTGTTGGAAACGATTTGATGTACGCTTTTCGGTGGGGGAAATTGATTCCCTCATAGAACAGCTTAACGAGCAGTTCCAATATGCTGACCATGCGGGGCAACCCATCAGCAGGGAAGCGCTCAGAGCCTATGACAAGCTAGTGTGGCGCAGGCAGTATGAGACACGGAGGAAGGGAGATAGATATGGAAATCATTACTAAGGCTGAAGCCAGAGACAAAGGCTTGCCTCGGTATTTTACGGGCAAGCCGTGCAAGAACGGGCATATCTCACCGCGTTATGCTAACGGGGCGGGTAACTGCATAGAGTGCAACCGCCTTAAGTCCTCTCCAGAGAAGCTGAAGAAGCAAAGACAGAAATATGCCGCGAAGCTAGAGGCTGAAATGGGGCGTAAGATAATGACTAGGCAAGAAGCCGAGAAGGCTGGACAGCGGTTTTATTTTAATGGCAAGCCATGCCCAAACGGTCATCTAGCCGAAAGGTTCTTGCCATACGGTCATTGCGTTATCTGTCACAAAGAATTTAGCAAGCGGTGGAAGCGTGAAAACCATGAGAAAGTTTTGCAATCTCATTACGAATACTACCATGAGCGAGGCGGGAGACAAAGGAGCAAAGCGTGGCGGGATAAATGTATAGAAGAAAATCCCAATTTTCACCGTGACCATTACCAGCGTTATCATTTAGACATTCCTCAAGAAAAAAGGGATGGCAGGCAGGAACGCGCCCGACAGCGTATGCGCCAACGCTGGGCAGAGGACATTGGACACAGAGAACAACGCAAACTTAAGACACAACTGCGCCGCAAGCACTTGAGGCAATCAACGCTGAAGGGTATTGACCCGCAAGTCTTCGCCCCTTTTTATGAAGAAGCGGCGAAGAGGACGCGCCGGACTGGTGACAAGTATCACGTTGACCATTATTACCCGCGCAACGGTGAGGCAGTATGCGGTCTTCATGTGCCGTGGAATCTTCGAGTAATTCGTGCGAAGGAAAATACATCGAAAAGCAACCAGATGCCAGAAGACTTTTACGGCGACCAGTTTTATGAGAAGCTATCTTTGTGCGGAACTTTATCATAGGAGGCATAAATGTGGCTAACAACTTACAGGCACAAAATAAAGCAACGCCCGAAAAGCGGTGATTGGTTGGTGCAAATATTCACGGGTAGCAAGCTGGTGCAGGCAATACCATTTACATCTTGCGCGGCGGCACT